CAATCTAACCCGCAACGGTGCCGGTGCTGGATCACAGCAGTGGTATGACGCGCAAGTGGATGCAGGTGCTACCAGTGCCGAGCGTTCCTTGACTCTCAACATTCTTGACGGAATGTTCCGAAGCGTATGGGAAGCAGGTGGTCAGCCAAAGGTCATCCTAACTGGCTATGATACACTGGAAACCATTCAGCAATTGCTCCAGCCACAACAGCGATTCGTCGAGATGAAGCGTGTTGTCCCCGGCGTCAATGGCGTCAAGGGTGTTCCGGGCATTCAGGGTGGATTCATGGTAGCAACCTACAACGGTGTGCCTATCATCCCATCCAAGGACGTTCACAAGGAATCCGGCGGTAGTAGCCGTCTATACTTCCTCGACACGGATTACCTGTGGTTCACCACAGCGAAACCCACACTATACCATGAGTCAGGTATTGAAACTGGCGACCCATTCGGTATCAACCGTCTTGGGCAGATGGGAATGTTCCACACTATGGGAGAGTTGATCTGCGCCTTCTTCAAGGCAAGCGGAAAGATTCGGGACTTGAGTTGAGGATAACCAAATAGAATGGAGTGAGAAGAATGGCAAATACAAACCTTACAGGAAATGGCACAGTAGTTATGAACACCCGCGTATGGGCTGGAAGCAATCGTGATGATACGACTTGGCTCCAATCACCTATCGGTAGCAACAGTGGCGCAGGTGCGCCATATATGGCTGTCGTCGATGTAATCGTCGCAGACGGTGACGCCGCATGGGGATATGATCTCGGTGTAGCCACCAACGTAGTGAACGGCAGTGAAGTTCTCGGTATTCTAAGCGTTATGAACCGCACAACAGCGGCGGGCAACCAATACGCTATGGGTAACCACACAGGAACCGAAATCCTCTTTGCGGCTGATGCTAACGGCGTCGATGCCGATGTTGTGCGAATCGTATTCCTATACCGTTGAGGGGGCCAATAGATGGCTTCCTTGACCTATGTGGGCGATAGAGCATACGTCGAGTTCACACACGAAGGGACCAAATACGGCTTCGCCCGTGGTATGGTTCGTGACGATGTTCCCGATGAAATGCTTGAAGTTCTCAAAGACGATAACTTTCCACAGTGGTCAGTTGGCGATCTTAAAACGGTCGAAGTAAAGACCGAGAAAATGGTCGCAATAGTCGAAGAGGATGATTCAACCAGCGATGCTTCACCGTTCAACCCAAATTGGACGAGAGGTGAAATGATCAAGTGGTTCAGTGCAAGAGGCGAGACAGTCCCAAGGACTGCTACCAAGGCATCATTGACTGCCCGTGCAGAAGCACTACTCAATCCTCCCGCAGAAGAAGCGGTCGAGGAAGAGGCACCCGAGGAAGTCGCTGAAGAGGAATCAACCACTGAAGGCGAATCCGAGGGTGATGAGTGATGCCAATTACAGCGCACAGCATTGATGACGGCGAAGGTCGTTTTGCATCCCGAACCCGAGTCAATAAATTGGTCTATGAATTCACTGTGGACGAAATAGGCGGGGCACCAATGGCCATGGCCCAATTCAAGATGAATGGTAAGATCCATAGAATCGTTCTTGATGCTACTCGATGTTCAGTCGAAGGCGGTGCAGATAAGACCCATGGCACATTCCAATTATTTGACGGAGATTTGTCCGATGCGGCAGGAAATCTATATTCTTACCATGCACAAATCAGTGCATTGGATTACACAGCGGCTTCTCCAGCACCCTATCAATTCCAAACCAGTGAAGGTGCGGCTACTGGTGATGGGACACATAATGATGCGAACCATCTTGTAGTGTGGTCCGGTAAGCAAAATAGCGGTGCCCTCCCTAAGACCTTGAACGGGTTAGGGGCGGCTGTTGTGATGGATGATACAGTCCCATGGACAGGACTCGTTGCTGGAAATGTGCGAGTGATGCTCACCGTGAATGCAGGTGGGGGCACTTTCGCGGCAGACACAGGCTCACTATTCCTCACTATTTACTACGAATGAAGCGAAATGGTATTAAACAGGAACGGACACGCAGAAGGTGAGCGACATGGCATTAACAGTGACTCAAGTTGGACGAAATCAAGTAAGCGGTAGCCGAGTATCAACGACCCTCAAGGTTGTCCCCGATACTTCATGGCTTGCGGCTGGCGAAGTGTTAGATCTCACAGCATACGGCCCAAAGGTCATCGAGACCGTTTTGATTGATGCCAGCCCTACTGGATTTGTTTGGCAATATGACCGCGCAAACAAAAAATTACTTGCCTTTGAAGCAGGTAGTGACGGTGCGGCTTTGGATGCTGTTGCCGATACTACCAACCTTTCCACTACTACCCTGCACATTACTGTATCAGGGACACGGGCTTGAGGTAGTCGCCTACGAGGTGACTACAAATGGCACGGATGGAAATTGAGGACATTGACCTCGGCGAAGTATTGGATATACAGAATCGCCGTAAGGTGAGAATGGCCGAAATCGCTAATTCTTCAAAATCAACCGTCCGTGAGGACGAAAGCCCGTTCTCCGAAGAGAACATGAAAGGTGCGACGAAAAAGCGTGTGAGAATGAGTCGGACTGATCGTAAGGACATTCAGAATATAGGCTCGGGAACCCGTTGCCTTTCGTGCGGGGCACTACATTTCTGCTGGACACCAAAATGCGGTGTATGTGGCGACCCTATGACTTACAATCTTGGTAGCCATTCCAGTAGGAGAGGGCGATAATGCCTAAGACATTCACGCCCGGTCATAGGCCGGATGCACCACTATATCCCGATGATTTGGTCTATACAACACTGAATAAGGTAAGTGAATATCTTCAATTGCCACTTCCGGATCCAGTGTCTTTGGCTGGCAACAGTAGCATTGTTGGTTCCGACATCAAATTCCCAATTACTGGTGCCGACTACCGCAGATGGGGTTTTGAGGCAACAGACACTATTCTCGTCTATGACGACGCAGACGCCATTGGTAAGACCTACACGATTACTTCGGTCGCATCAGTAGGGTCAGATGGACAGATTTACCTCATCGCTACAAAGGAAGGGGCCGAATCCTACACAACAGCCAATAATGCCTATCTTCAACACCAATCGGCATTTACCAATAGCAACGAACGTGGTATCAAAAAGAGCCACGTCCAAACACTCATTCGCAATCGTCAGGATTACATCGACACCGTAACACGTCATGCTTGGCGTCCGAGGTTAGTGGGTGAAGAATACGTCAATTTCACAACATTCAAGCCATTTAGACGCCGATACTACACTGATTACGTCGGTGCTGTATTTTTGAAACACGGGGCCGTGCAAAGGATGTTGAAATTAGGTGCTTGGCAGGGTGACTATTACCGTGAAATGGCTGGAGCGAGGGTAGGATTGAGGGTTGCTGATCACACGGCACTGGCCGGACAGTCAATCTTACTATGCCCCGGAGCAAATGGTGTGGCTACACTCACCGAAGGTTCTGATGCTCAAACAAAGTGGAGAGCGGCATTTGACCATAAATCAACGGCTGAAAATCTATGTGCGCTCATCAATAAAGACGGTGCCTTTAGCAAGAGTGCCGTTGCTATTGGGTCTTTGACCGTCGAATCATCAGATAGTGCCAGTGAGGCATTGAGTGTCCATGATGAGTTTTTGGCTTTGGCCAACAGCGACGTTGGTGATGGTTGCATCGAAATATCGTCGATGCGAAGCACCGAAGGCGGTGCAAACGCCACTATTGGTATAACCCACGATACTGCAATCACAATCAAAACCAGCCTTACTACAACAGTCCAAACGACTGTAACAGGCACGACAGGCACACCAGTGACTTCATTCACTGTTACGGATGGATCTGGATTCGCCACAGGCCACTCTTTGGTGTATATCACTGATGGCACTACAAATCGAATTGGCCTATGCACCCGTAGCGATAACACATTCACAGTCGTTAGCGATCAGGTGAATGATTTCGACGGCAACGTGGCGACAGATGTAGTCATCAAACAAACACGATTTAAGTGCGATATTGATGATGAAGAACGCCAAAAATCATGGTGGTCTATTGAGGATAATGGAATGATATTGTTCAACAATGAATACCCCTTCTATGAGAACCATTCATTGAGGTGTGCTTACATTTATGGCGAAAGGTATGTGGAAAAAAGCATTGAAGAGGCTTGCACCAAATTGGTCGTTATGGACATTCTTATGTCCGATGATTATTCAGTGCTATTCCCCGAAGGAACACAAAATATCGATCTAAATACAAAACACCAAAAATTGGAGGCCGAGGTTGCCAAATTACTCGTTCCATTCCAAGAATCAATTATAGTCGCAGGGATGGGTGGTTAAGGTGGCTATTGATTTACCGGATGTCGAAAAATACTGGGAAAATGCGATTAAGGCACAGTCCGAGTATATGGCCGCAGTGCAGAAGCAAATCGCTTCTGAACCGGGCCACTTAGAGGCTTTGTTAATTTTTGAAAAGAATACAGATGGTGAGGATGCGGAAGATATTGAACCAAAGTCGGAAGAGGAATTATCCTCCGTGATGAAAGCACATAAAGACGCAAGCCCCTTCGCCATGGATGTAGCGGCGGCAAGAGCGAAATTATTGGAGG